ACATCCGGGTCAACGCAGCAAGTGGTGTTTAGTCAGTTTAATACCGCACTTCAGAACACGTTATGGATGGCTGGAGGCGGATTAAGTAATCTGATCGGAGCGTACTCAAGCACTAAAATAACCCGCAATGGTGTTGCGGTTCCTACTACCTCAGTATTCAGTGCTACCGCTGGTGCAGGATCAAGCTCGTTGGTTACCGGTACGTATAGATACTCTATAGTATATCGAAAGAATAGCACGGACTCAGAGAGTAATGCTAATGCGGATGTATCCGTTTCGGTGACAGCTACTAATGACGTTACTTTAGCATGGACCCTGACTAATAATGACACAACCCTTTACTCCCACATTCTTGTATACCGCTCAGCTGTTAATGGCTCATCTGGATTTACTACAGGAGACTTAGTTGTTACTTTAGCCTCTAGTGCTACAGGGTATGTAGATACGGGAACCTATGAAGCAACCGCACAGAATGTCGCTAGATCTGGTAACATAGTATTAGACAACGGGGTGTTGCCAACTGGCACCTATAATACTCTTACAGCATGGAAAAGACGATTAGTTACAGCTAATGATAGCACTGTATACATATCTGAGCTTAATAAGCCAGAAAGCTGGCCACTAACTAACACAATCACAGTACCAAGCGGCGGGGCTATTACCGGTCTTGCCATAATCTCCTTTGCTACCTCACAGAGTAATGACGAGTATCTAGCGGTATTTAAAGAACGTGAACTCTGGATCATTACAGGCGATGATTTTGAGAACTGGGAACTAAAATTCATTGATAATGTTGGCGTTTCGGCTCAGACGCTAGTAGTAAACTGTTCAGGATTTTTAACATTTTTAGACTACCGCGGCGTGTTTTTATGGGACGGTTCTAATAAACCTATTTACGCTAGTGGTCCTATTGAGCCCTTGTTTGCTGTTGATGGTGACATTGATAAACAACGTGTTGCACAAGGTTTTGGGACGTTTTATCGTAAGAAAAACGAAGTGGAGTGGGTAGTTTCTAACAACCTCTATGGCACAAATCTTTATTCAATTAAACTTGATCTAAGGTTAACTCTTCCTTCGGTAGAAAATAGCTTAACGGGGCGTAACCTTGATGGCGTGTTCACAGCGGATGTCTTGAATCAAGCCATGTACGCTGGTGTATCCTACATTCCTACTACATCTAAGGATGAACAGCTCATTCGTGGGGATGACGCTGGGTTTATTTATATCTCCTATAATGAATTTTCGGATGCGGGGGACGCTTACCAGTTACAATATTTAACTAAATTCTTAGACTGTGGTACCCCTACTATCGATAAGCAGTTTCATAAAGTAGTCGTGTGGGTAGAAGAAGTCGGTACCTGGGATTTACTCTTAGACTATTGGTCAAGCTATAGAACAGACCTACAGTCTTTTGATACGTTGTCAGAACCGATTTCAACCGCAGTAGGTTCAGCCGCTGCTTTATGGGACGTGGCTCTCTGGGACATCTCATATTGGGATGCGTTATCATAAAGGACTACTGTAGCAGCATTAGTACCATCAGCACATACCATTAAGCTAGTAAGCTTTCCGGGCTGAGCCATGATTGCTGCGTCGGCTGATCTTAAACCACTTGATTGTGAACTATTTGGCATACTTTCTCCTTAGTAATCTTCTGGGGAATACGGAACTGTAAATTGCGGATACTTACTACGAGACGAAATCGCCGCCTTAAACTGTTGATAGATCTGGGCAAGGTTTGCCGAGACCACCGCAGTTAAATCAACCCCGTCAACTAAACTGTCCTTAACCTTAGCTTTATAGACAGCGTACATCTCAATTAATTGCTTAAATACCGGACTAACACTATTAGTCATTACGTCCCCGCCGTTAATTAACGTGTCAGGAAAAGCAATATACTCTAGTCGTAACCCAGCTGTTTCAGATCCTTGTGGGATAGGTCTAAGAACAACGTTATTGTTCCTAAAGAAGTAGTAAGGTATGTATGAATCACCGTCAGTACTTGCACCTTCACTGTAATAACCAGTGGTGATGTTGTTCTGATAGTTTAACATAATGTAGCCAGTCGAAACCTTACGATATAAAGACTTAACCTGAAAAAAGTCATCAGGAAGAGCTACAGTATCCACACCACTAACTAAGTTAAGGTCTACTTGGGTAGTAAACTGACCCTCGGCGTTGAGTACAACCTCCCCAAAGTACATACGAATTCCTTCGTTAATATACTCAGTAAGTTCCTCATCACTCCAACGGCTATTAGACGCGTTAGTTTGACCGAGGAAGTTCCTCACGTTAGAAACTAATTTTCCTAGTGTTGGGGAGGTTAATACCGCCATTGTTATTCCTTATCAGCTTCTTTTAAAAGCTCTTTAAATCTATCCGCATTCTTCTGCGCAACGTCATCTTTACCACGTTGATACTTAGCGAGAGTCTCAACTGCCTTAAGTTCACCGGCTGACGCCATGATTGCTGGATCAATCTGCATGTTAGCCATAGCTAAGTCTTTGCGTAATGATACTTGGTTATTCATCACGATAGAACGAAGGTGACTGATGTAGTTCTTAAGGCCTTCTTCTTTCTTTTCTGCAAGAATAGCTTTACCTTCTTCAGAGTTACGGTATTCCAGTTCTTCAAATTCTGCTGGTAGACCCACAATCCCGTATTCTTTTTTATCAACACAAAGACCGTGAGCAAGCTTATCGTCAAGCATCTTTATTTGACCGGGTTTGAACGAGAACCAATTTCCGAAAATCTTGATATCTTGTTGTTCGTTAGTAGCATTATATACAAAGGCCATAAATCCTCCTGGCTAGAGTTAAGAACCTACTTATCCCAATACTCGCCGATGCGGTGTAGGTTAAATCCGCCGGCTACTGCGTCTTGTAAATAACGCAATTCTTTACGATGATGCTTTATCGCGTAGCTCATTGAAGCCTTCGCGTTATCGTGACTTTTCTTAGCAGCGTCTCTTTCGGCTTGTTCAAGGGCATCTAGCCACTTACGGCCACCCTCTTCAGCTGAATCGCCCATTTGCCACGTATCCATTGCCTTCAATTTCCTTATTTGATCGTAATTAAGGAAAGCGCAATCAAGAACATGGTTAATTAAATCATTCTCCACTGGCCCTAGCTGTAAATACAGACGTCCATCTAACTCAGATACGTCCTGAACAGAATTCACTGCGGGCCTACGGCGGATCTCCCAGCAACCCCAGCCCTTAAGCTTTTTGGGGTTCCATTTGGTGTATAACAAGGGGTCAAGATCGCGAAGAGCGCGCTCGAACTGACGCCGGGACACGTCTAAAACGTTCCCTCTGCTGACTGTCCCCGTAGGCCCTACCTTTATTAATCCCATAGTACTCATGTTGTAGCAGCTTTAAAATAACAAACTAATCTTAACACTGTGTTTATTCTTGCGTTTTGTCAGTCTCTACGCGCTTTTGAGCCACTTTCCCACCGAATGCAGCCCCTACAAACACCCCACATAACGCTGAGAGCTCTAGAAGGTTCAATCCCTTATACACCCCGTATAACGCTAGTAATGACCCTATAGCAAGCGACCAGAAGCCCATTACCCTCATGGTGGATATACCACCTCCGTGACTAAGAAGTCGCCTTAGAAACTCCATATAAGGGCTCCTATAGCAACGCTCACAACTACACCTAATCCTACCCATAACCAAGTGCGGTTAGGTTCCTTAATAGGTTCAGGAGCTGGTTCTGGTTCCTTAGGTTTCTCCGGAGCTGGCACGGACTCAGCTTGCCACCCTATTAAAAGCATCCTTTGAGCTTGTTCTTCGGGTGTCATTGGTATAACTGATTGGAGGTCTTCACTCGGCTTCCAGAAGTGGGGGGCTATGCCCTTAACACTCTCCATATCAGGATTAATGAGACACTCTGGCGTCACTAATAGGTCCCCTAGGTTACTAGGGTTCACATAAACTCTTGCACCAAGCTTAGAAAATATTACAGCTCTATTCTTTTCCATATTATCCTACGAAGGTTGAGGAAGGCATTGGCTCTGGACGCTGAACAGCGCCTAAATCCAAAGAGTTAGTTGTTTCTGGCCCATAAAAACTAGGATATGCAACACCACTAGTGTTAGTTCCAGGAATAAAGTTAGACCCCACCCCTACTGAGTAGATCACATCCCCAGCCGATGATGTTCCTAGTGCGTTGTTAACAGTAAGGGTCGTGGCGGTTGCCGCAGTGATTAAGTATGAAGCGTTGGCTGTAACTCCAGTACCAGAGACCACATATAAATAGTCAACATTCGGGGTTACACTTGAGAAGTTTGCCCCTGAGTCAGTTAGTACTGAACCTGAAGTTGTTGCAGTTGTGCCAGTTAACTCTACAACACCAGCTAAACCAGGATTAGTTCCAGTAATATTACTGCTATCAAGCGTCACCCCACTTGTATTTGCAGTGTTATTAAAAAACAAGTTTCTATATATCACAGTGGTATTTTGAACAGGAGCAACCTTCGTTATACCTGTTTCGTGGCCGACTGCTATATTATTAATAATGATGTGTCTTGGGTTATCCGAGGCTGAGTAAATTCCAAGCTGTCCGCCTGTTATTGGCGTCGCATACCCTATAATAGTGTTATTCTGCGCGACGTTGTAACCGGTAGCAGATGCACCTAAATCAACTGATCTTCTATAACAACGCCATACAACGTTATAGGAAACTAATGCGCTATTGGATTGGATATTAATACCACCCCTAGAATCGTGAACGTAACAACCTATTACCCTTGCGTGAGTTGAAGTAGCCCTAATTGCATCCCCGTTTTGGCTAATCGCCTCGCAAAATAACGCAGAGCAAGACCCACTTAACTGTAAAGCTATTCTAGTAGTCGTTGTGGAGGTGTTAGTTACTTTACACCTAATTGCTTGACTAAATTGGGTAGCTGTTGTTGACGCTCCTAAAACAATACCGTTAGCTGTTGTAGTCGTAAAAGTTATGTACGAGTATTTCCAATTTATCCCGCTAGAATAATCATTAGCTGCGGCCGCGATAACCGGCTGATTTCCACTGTTGATCATTGGTTCATCGCCACGAGTAGAATTATACCCAATAAACTTAATTGGATTTGTGGACGTTGCTGAAGTTGAGGCTACTGCAACCGACTCACCAAGAGAATAAGTTCCTGCTTTTATCCAAACAAAATTACCGCCGATAATCTCTTCGTGCCAATCATCATCAAGTGTTGAATTAAGAGATAACGCCCCTCCGATGTTAATAACGCCAGCAGCCCCAACACCGGTACATATAGCAGTCCCTGCAGCATTAGTTGAGCACGTAATACTTACCCCTGCTACTACAGAGGTTATTTCAAACCAGCTTTGCGTAAAGTTAGTTCCTGATACTACTTTAAGTATGTTACCAACCATGTCGGCAGACGCGGAGGCTGTAAGTATCACGTTACCGGCCCCAGCTGATGTAACTCCTGTTAAGGCATACTGCGCTGCATTTTGTTGGGAGTAGTCGGTTCCGGAAGCACCAGTAACAAATCCACCACCGTTAACCATGTTAGCGGTTGCTGTCGATCTTATTTCCCAAACGGTATTTGCCGAGACTGCCATATTATTCCTCTGACACTACTATTGGTTTAGATTTCATAACTGTAGGTTGGTTATTTTCATCGACGTACCAATCGTAGCCGTCTTCTTGAACTTTAAATCGCCTACGGCTTCCACCACGTATAAAATTGCCTTCCGGAACAAATACGTTATCCAAATTACAGTTAAGAAATAAAACACCTTGCATATCATCCGGGAAGATGTGGCTATCAGGGACTTCTTGAGAGAAGCAGGATCCGTAAATAACCTTTCCATCCATTCCGGCGTGATCAGATAAACTACTACCTGTAAAATCCGCCCCACTATAGTTGTCACAGCACTCGTAATTAACACCGTCGTACAGGATATTCATTATGTCACCGTTGCCTGAATTACTAGGTTTACCCAAGCCATAGTTGTACAAGAGTCAACATTAAACCCTAGGATGTCCCCTGCAGAGACTGAAGTCGTCCATGAAGAAAGGGTTAGATCTTGTCCCTTAGTTGCTGCAGAAATAGTCGGTTTCTCGGATCCAGCGATCGTATCAGCGACCGTAGGCGGGTAATTAGCGTATGTATCTTTCCAAACGTCTATTACTATAGAACCAGTAGAGCTTCCTGTTGTAGCTACACCTAAAAGCGTCCAACCAGTGATTGTGCAGGCAAACGGAATAGTGACGTAACCAACAACTCCTGTTGAAATAGGAGAAGCGTTAGTAGTTGTGGATCCTATTGAGATACCAAAACTACGAACTTGGCCAGCGGTTGATAAAGCAATAGTTGGGTTACCAGACACCCCGTTACCATTAGTAACTGACACTCCGGTACCGGCGGTGATGGTTCGGCCAGTAAACGTATCAGCAGCCGTCTGAGTAATTAATC